GATCCACCAGTAACTTCTGAACCATCAAAGGTAAGATTACCTGCGGTGTTAACACTTAGGGCTTTACTACCAAGATATACACTACCTGAGGTTGCATAAATCTCGTTGAAAGGGTTTTCTAATGAACCTAAGTTTGCTCCAGTTACTGAAGGAACTAAAGAACCAGAAATGTCTGTTGAACCACTTAAAGGAATATAGCCAGAAGCTGTTGTAGTTCCACTTCCACCAGCAAATGCTCTTGTAGCCCAGAGTTCAATGTGAGTTCCAACTCCAAGACCGTCTGTATTGGCTGCAACAACATCTATTGATGTTATATTATCTACTGTATTCTTCCATGCTCCTGTAACTACGTATTCTCTTCCAGCTGTGGTTGTGGAATCCATTCCACCAGTATGCATTTTATATGGCCTGTTTTGTCCTGATTTTGCCATAATAAGTATTTCTCCAAACCCAACATTTCCACCTTGAGTATATGAAAAAAACATCCCAGCATTAGTAGTTGCTTCACTACCAACAACACCAGTCCCTTCTCCTCTAATATATTGATAAACATAATTCGATGCAGAAGTGTCGCCATTAGGTAGACAAGCGTGAGGTCCATCAGTACCAGTGTTCTCAAATCTTCCAACTAGTTTGTATAGTATATCCGCATCACCATCTAACCCCGAGAATGTATGAGTAGTTTTTGCTACTGCAACATCTAAAGTATCAATTTTCTGCCAAATAACAGCTTCAGTTGCTGCTCCACCACCAGTAGTGTTACGTGGTGTTGCTGTTGCAGCGTCAGTTGTTTTAGTGTATTCAAGTTCAATTACGGCAGCGTAGCTAGTTCGGTCCGTCCATGTCTGAACTTGGAAGTTAGTCCCGTCCATGTTGAGTAATACGTTACCAGAACCGATGGAGGATGCAGATGGTAATACCCATCTAGTTGTCCCGTTAGACATGTTCCCATTTGGAAAACCGGGAAGCACTTCGCTTATATTGGAAATGCCGTGGGCGTGGTTTGCTGAGGTATTATTAGGCATTGCAGAAATAGCAAGAGATTTTATGTAAATAGGCCGCCAACTTCCCACAGATTCTTCATAGTCTCTAGAAGTTTTAATTTCATCAAAACCTACATTCTCCATTATGATAGAACCGCTTGTTGCACCAGTTGTATCAATTACAGAACCATCAAAAGTCAATTGACCTGAGGTATTAACGGTTAATGTTGAATCACCAATATGTACTGAACCTGAAGTAACAAAAAGATCCTTCCAAGGATTGGCTAATGAACCTAAGTTTGCTCCAGTTACCGAAGGAACTAAAGAACCTGAAATGTCTGTAGATCCACTTAAAGGAATATAGCCAGAAGTAGATCCTCCACCTCCACCAGCACTCCATGCAGCACTATTGGTTTCAACTGTACTTGTAACACCAATTAAATCACCACTAATGGTAATCTGATTACTTGAAAGTGTTACAATGTCAGCAGTATTAACATCAATGGCACTTGAAAGAGCATTTATATCAGCAGAAGAGGCTTCATTACCAGCCCCGATTGTTACATACCAATCTTCGACACCAACGTCAAATGAACTTAGTAACACTGTACACGCTGATGTTGAAACAAAATCGACACTATCAGGAATAACAGCCAAACGGTTATTGTCTGTTACTACATATGGCAATCTTGCCGCCCCAAGATTATGTGTAACCGTAACTGCTCCTGCAACTAAATCTCCGCTTGTAAAACCTAATTCATAAATATTGACACTTCCACTAATACTCCCACCTCCACCAGCACTCCATGCAGCACTATTGGTTTCAACTGTACTTGTAACACCAATTAAATCACCACTAATGGTAATTTGATTGCTTGAAAGTGTTACAATGTCAGCAGTATTAACATCTATTGCACTTGAAAGAGCATTTATATCAGCAGAAGAAGCTCCACCACCAGCCCAAGAAGCACTGTTAGTACTTACTGTTGTAAAGGTAGAATCCCAATCTGCACTATTAGAATCTACTGTCGTAAAGGTAGAATCCCAATTTACGCTGCTAGCACTTAATGTTACAATACTATCTTCAGCTGTGCTAACCCAATTACCATAGTTGTCGTCTTGCTCTGTGTTGGTAGCATTTGGTTGTGTACCACTTTTAATGATTACACCACCACTTGTGGCTACAAGACCGTTTGTAGAAATCGTACCCAATTCTACATTGTTTACAGATTGTACAAAAGCACCCTTAGTAGAGATGACATTGTCAGCTAGTTGTGAAAAATAACTGTCTATTACAATAACATTTGAACCATTTTCAGCCTTTACACCAACTTGATACTTAGGAGTTCCTGCTGATGGACCCTTAAAGTAACATCCATCAATCTCAGCAGACTTAACATTCTGCATATATGCATAAGAACGATCTAGAGTATTAAGACCCCAAAGCGATAAATTCGAAACAAATACTTTAGCATTAGGTGAATTAACCTGAATACCATGAGAATCATCAAAATATGTAGTAACTGCTTGATTACTATGTAATCCTGATTCGGCCATATTACCTTGAAATCTAACTATACCCGTATAATCTGTTAAGACTAAAGGAGCAGTCTGTGAATGAGCGCCATCTTTGAATTGGAATATTAAATCAAATTCTCTACCGTAATAACCATCATAAGCAGCTACAGCTGTAGCTCTTTGAGATGAAGTCATAGCTGAAAGAAGAGTAACCGTAGTATCAGCAGAAAGTGCATTAACAGCAGAACCAGAACCAGCTGAAAGTGCAGCAATGTCTGTAGTGTTAGAATCTACATCACCACTAATGGTTACCTGATTACTGGATAAAGTTGTTATATTAGAGGTGTTAATAGATACATTAGAAGCATTTGTAATTACATCACCAGAAATTGTTACGATATCTGTTGTGTTAGAAATTACATCGCCAGAAATTGTTCCTACATCTGAGGTGTTTGAATCTATTGCGCTTGAAAGAACATTTACCTCAGCAGATGTTACAAAATTCTGTAAATCGGTTGATAAACCAAATTGCCATGTATCTAAGGTTTCATTCCATTGTATTACTGCATTATCCGCTGTACCACGATTGATTATAATACCAGCATTTTCAAAAGGACTTCCAGTAAGGTTACTATTTAATGTAATATAATTAGCGGAAAGATTGATTTCTTCGGAAGTGATAAACACTGCGGAAGTTGCATAGAGTGTACCAGCAACGTATAGATCACTATTAAAGAATTTAACTGCATCAATTATCTGAGTAGTATCTGTGGTTACGTAATTACCAGAAATAAATACTATTGCTGAAGTGTTATTATCTATTGCTGAAGATAAGACAACTATATCAGTAGATACTTCACTAGCAACATAATTATATAATTCTTCTACGGAAATTTGTTTATTAATAAATCCGCCATTTACGCTGTCTAGAACATGGAAAATATCATCAGATTCTAGAACAGCACCGGATGTTTGAGGAAGTTCATCTATTCGTTTACCTTGGATTGGCATTATTTATTTCCTTAAATTTATAGTTGTATACTACAATATACATTATTATTTATGTTATTTAGGGAAAATAATTTACAATAGAAGATCTATATTACCAGAATTTTTTTGGACATTTTTCAGAGGTAAACATTATTTTTAATTTCTTAACACAACCACACGCCTTACACCGGAGTCCATCATTATATCTACAATCACAACATAGGCTCAAACGTTTCTCTTGCTCTTCCTTTGAAACACGAAGTGGTTTACCCTTAAGTATAACACCTGTTAAACGAAATGCAGTTTGAACAGCATTTAATGCTTGCTCTGAAATTGTCGGATACTTGATAGTATCAATTTCCCACTCAGAAACATCTTCTGTGTTTCTAATATCATCATCCTCTTCATAGGTTACACTCCAAGGACAATATTCATCCCAATCTTCTGGGAATAAACTTGTTTTCAATGATAAACGTTTTTCTAAACGCCAATTTGCATTCATTCTACATTGCTTACAGTGTTCAGTGCCTTCAGTTGAGCAACCATTTAATGTTATAAATTGGGGTTTATCTTGACATTCTGATTTAAGATTATATTTTTTTCTATACTCTTCATATATTTCTTGACGCTTAAAAGCATTTGAATCATCTCTTGTTATCCAATCCCCACTATTCCAATGTAGGAATATCTCTTTATTCTTTTTAATTCCAATATGTTCCATACCATTATCATCGTAATGTAATGTATTTACACATGGAAGAGTATCAAGTTTTGTTGTTTTTGGTCCAAAAGATGTACCTAAATGCTTCGCACATACTGGAAGACATAATATAGCAGGCCATTTATGTCCAATCCAAAGCCTACAAAATCCTTTCTTAAGAAGATTTTTAGGAATTTTTTGTTGAAGAATCATATCTCCTTCAACTATTAAAACGTCTTCATCAAGATGTCTTTTCAAAAGTTCTTCTTGAATTCTAAAAAATACCTTTGGGTATTTATCAAATCCTTCTTTAGACTCCATTCTAATATCACAATCAACTGGAGAGTCATAATTACCAACGGTTTTTATATCCCAATCAGGATGAAATTCTTTAAAAGAAGCTACTTGTAGTTCCATTAAGTCTGTTCGTTTATGATGTATTAAATATACTTTCATTATGATATTGTAATCGTTCCTGTTTGTTGTTTATGTAATGCAGGATCTCCCACACTAGCATCAGCATTAATTATTGTAATAGGAATAGAAAAACTAATAGGAAACCCATAACATATTGATGTTACGTGAGGTAAATCACTAGTAGTTAAATAATCATAAGCTAAATTAAAGTTACATACACTAAGATGAACATCCCATGCATCAGGATCAGCTGAAATTAAACATTCCATACTAACATCCATATATGTTTGTCCTTCTCCACTACCATCATATGTACTATATGAACCTGAATACGTACAACTTGAACGAGTTAGTGTCCAACTTTTATTCAAACGGCTCCAAAGTGTAGTAAACCCCACAACGTCTATAAATCCTTCTAATGTACAGGTTAAATTTGGTTGACCAGTACAATCGCCAGGGCAACTTGCAGGGGTTGGAGCAGGAGGTGTACTACCTCCAGTAGTTTCAAAAAACAAGCAGTTCATTTACGACCTCTGATATAACAATGAGAACCCAACATTTACAAGAGCACTTGTAGTGTTTGAGAAGGTCATTTCAACCTTTTCACCAATTGAGAAATCTCCACTTAGCACTGTTGCGCTTACTTCACCTGAACCGTCAACCGTAACTGTTCCGACATTAAATCCTGTTGAAATACCTTCAATAGATAAGTCAATATCTCCAGATGCAGAAGCATTACTACTTTGCACATAAAGAGAGTTTATTGTACCGGCATATGGAGCATATTGAACAAGAGTATATGCCTGATCAACTGGGTCTAAATAGAATCCATTTATAGAATCTGTACCTAGGTATTCAAGGATTTGAGATTTGGTTAATAAGTTAGTATCTGTTGATGCAGATAAACTAGCTGCTATTTTATTACCTAAAATATATTGTTTAGTTGGAGAAACATCACTAGTACCTGCCCAGAATTTACCAACCGTACCTGCATGTGCAGCTGTTATGTCAGTATCACCACTCCAATCAATTTCACTAACTACAACAATTGTACCCCCAGCGGAGGAGAAAGGTGTTTGACCCCCACCAGCTGGATTAAATAATGTACTTGCTTTAGATTCGAAAGCACCAGTAAATGAAGTATGTGTTTCAACATATGCTAGTAATGCTCCTCCACCACCTGTACCAATAAAATAATTATATGGTGTTGCACCTTCTAAATTGATTGAACCACCACCAAATGGTATTTTCGAGAGATAATCTGATGTCACTAAATCGTATGGTTGGGCGGTTTGGACAATATTCCCACTTTTTAAGTCATTATTACCTGACACAGCATTAGCACCACCAGCTGTTCCCCACGATTGTTGTATATATAGTTGACCGTAACCTTCTTCAGGCTCTCCAGTCCAAGTATATCCAGCCTTACCATGGGCACCTTCACCTTTAGCATTTTGATATGTTGAAGCATACATAGAAACTGGTCTATAACCACAATTATTTGCCTGTACAGTTCCACCACCAAGTTGAGTTTTAGCTCTATAAACAGTAATACCACCGGAATAACCATCCCACGATTTAGGATAAATTATACCATCAACAGTAAGAATATTATACTGAGGAACGGAAACAACTTGTGTTTTAGTATTCGATGCTTTATCACCATCTGAATCTGAAAGATATTCTTCAGCTAATGCTGTTGTTAATGTAATTTCATTTCCATCAATACTTTCTATGGTGTAAAATGAATATGCATGCGCTTCGGAAAGGCTTCTATAATACTGGGTTTTATGGAGCATAATTTCCATATCTGCACTAAAACTAGAAGCATCCTGAACATTTATTGTTGTTGCTCCCATAACAGCATCAGCAACCATATCAGTATAAACATTGATTATTTCTGAACCACTAATTGTAACATCCCCGTCACTTTCATCACCATAAACGTTTGGTGGGGTATAAGAAGCTATAATGGCTTTACGGTCATCTCCTGCTGTGATATCAGTAGGAATATTCATATCTAGAATATCCCCTAACATAGCATTCTCCGTATCAAGAATCTTATATCCGTCGCGCTCAAATTGAACATTCCATGAATCACTTGACAACGCATCTGCAAGACTGAGAACAGCCCCACCAATATTAACTGAACCGCTTGATACAAATATATGACTCCAAGGACATCCTGAAGTACCTAAAGAATAAGAATCAGCTGAAAACGGAACTAAATCACCAGAAATGTTGCTAGATCCTGATAAAGGAATAAATGATCCTCCAGCACCTATATTTTCTAAACTTCCTATTAACCCATATTTCCATACATTATCTGTTTCATCCCAAAGGAGTTGTGAATCGGGTTCAGTACCACGGTTAACAGTTATACCTGCATCCTCAGTCGGTGAACCTGAAAGGTTATTATTTAATACAATGAAATTAGAAGAAAGAACTAAATCCTCAGTAGTTATAATAACAGCTGAAGTTGCATATAAAGTCCCTTCTACTCTGATATCATTAAATATTTTTAAAGCGGTAATATATTGTTGTGTATCTGTAGTAACATAGTTACCTGAAATAGTACTAACATCACCAGTTAAAATAACTATAGTTGAAGTATTTGCATCTACTTGTGCAGATAATACTGTTATATCACCAACTGATGCTGCTTCAACATAATTATATAGTTCTTCAACAGAAATTTGTTTATTAATAAATCCGCCATTTACACTATCTAAAATATGTAAAATATCATCAGATTCTAGAACTGCGCCTGATGTTTGCGGAAGTTCATCTATTCGTTTTCCTTGGATTGGCATTATTTATTTCCTTAACTATCATCAACTAAAGGTATAAGTCTTTCATTTTCATACAGTAAGAATAATCCGCTTTCATCAACTAAGAAGTTATATTCTGTCTCTGCTTCAGAAAGTGTATTATGTGAAAGATCACCACTTACCATACGTGTCCAAACATTACTCCAATCGACTGATCCATCATTAAAGACTTCAGGTGAGAAATGGATACCGTCATCATTTATGTTTGTAATCATTAAATTATCATCGTCAACATTATCTATTAAATCAAGTAAGTCGCCAGATACTGAGAAATCGTATACATTACCTGACAGTACCCCAAATAAATTATCAAGCCAATAACCACTAACACTATCAACTAGTTTCATAGTATCATAGTTCGGAGAAGTGATTAAACCATCTTTAATCATATCATAGAAATCATCCATAGATGCACTATATGTTCTATTATCATACCATCTGCTGAATACGTTTTCATCTGAAATTTCTTCTTCAGTTTCATAATTATTAAAGTTAACACTTGTAATACGATGGTCATTAGACGTATCATATGGACCAGCACCGGGGAATATCCACGTTTTAACTATGAATGTGGTAGTACCTGAGATCCTATAAGGTGTTCTTTTATCTATATTCTCAGCATTCTCCACTACTACATTACCCTGCCAAACTACTTGAGATTTGATATTACCCACAGGTGAAACCCATGTAATATAAATATCTGGATTCATTATAGCAATAAAGTTCGTAAGGATTTGTTCAAAATCCTTCAAAAACTTACACATAAAGGTAAAAGTATAGGAAAGATTGACAGGAGTAGGTATATTATTATCTAAATTTACCTGATCACCGATTTTATATTCTAGTACTTTATTAACTTCCATAGCTCGTGATTGATCTCTGGAAAGACCTGTCATGGAAAGACAGGTAAGAGGGAGTTTCAACGTCATACCCCTATTTTCCATAGCCTTTACAATTCTTGATCTTGGACCATAAACACAAGGAACAGAAATGTTTCTAATGTATGTAGTGCCGCTATCAGTCTTGATCCAACGCTTGATAATAATGTTATCTAGTGTATCTAACAACTGACATGTTGCACTTCGGAGTTCTTTATTATAGCTAACGAATTTCATAAATATATTTACTCATATGATTTAATAATATTTATGAATTTGAAAAATAGAAAATGGAGTTGAGAATGATTGAGAATAGTAGATATGAAATTTTAACACCAAATGGGTTTCAAAAATTTGATTCTGTAACTAAAACTACTAAGAAATTGATTCAGATAGAAACCACCAATTTCACCACAGTTGTTTCAGAAAACCATCCTTTTGAAATCATGGGGGATATTCATAACTCTTCTGATCTTAAGGTGGGTGGTCTGCTAGATACTATAAATGGTCTGGAAGAAATAAGAGTAGTAACCCTATTAGACGTTTCTGATGAAGTTTTTGATGTAATTAATGTACGAAATTGCAGAAACTACTACGGAGACGGTGTACTCCAGCATAACTGTTTCTATGGTTCTACTTATACATTAGTAGAATTAGATGGGATTATTAAGAAGAGAGAAGAACTTAAGGTGGATTTCCTCAAGCCTAAGGCATATCCTATTAGAAACTTCAATGTAAAAATATTCAAGAAGCCCTTAAAGGAAAAATGCTACATAATGGGGGTAGATGTTGGTGATGGTGTTGGTGCTAATGAAAGTATAATAACTGTTTATGATGTAACTAACCCTACCGAAAAGATTGAACAAGTGGCATCATTCGCTGATAATAAAATTTCTAGAACAGAATTAGCCTATCTAATAGCCAAAGTAGGATTACTATATAACTATGCTCCAGTATTAGTAGAAGCAAATAGTATAGGCTCTAGTGTTGTTGACTTCCTACATTTCATTTATGAATATGAAAATCTAGTATCTGTCGGTGTAAAGAAGGGATTTGGTGTCCAGAGTAATAATCCATATAAAGTGGATGCCTGCTTAAACTTTAAGGTTTTCGTGGATAATCCTGAAATCCCAACCATATTCTATGAACCTAATCTATATAAACAAATGGAATGGTTTATTAGAAAAGAATTTGGTAATGGTGGATATACATATATTGGAGAGAAGGGAAAATTGGATGACCATGTTCTTGCAAGTGTATGGGCATTTTATATCCTTAAACCTGAGAACCTTCAATACTTCTTCGATTTCGATATTGTAGACATTGGATTAGAAAAAATCCCTACAAAATTAGTTCCGTTCTTCTCATATGAAAATACTACTGAGAAAAATGAATTTATCGATTATACATATAACAATATGAATGGTAAGGACATTAGTAAACAAATGGAATCAATGGATAGTATTAATAGTGAAGATACTATATCTTATTCAGAAGAAAATAATGGAACTACATTGCCCAATGCAGCTAATGAAGATGATTACGTAAATACATTAGGATTTTTCCCAATGTAATTAGCTGCCGATCTTAACTAACTTCTTGGGTTGTTTTTTCGCGGAGGTTTTCTTATAGCGTTTAAGTGCTGATTTCTTGGCAGCAACTTTTCTATTACGTTGCTCTTTCGAATTCATTCGAATTTCTTTAGCTTTCCCTTTAACCATCTTTACGCGGTATCCCGGTCTGGAAGCACGATGCTTCACTACCATTTTACCAGAAGAATCCCTATAGTATTCTTTTTTTACAAATTCATTCAAACCGCTAAGTTTTTCATTATAAAGTTTATTGAATTTATTTGTCATTATATCTCCAGAATTTCACTAGTATTTATGAATTATATAAAATATTTTTCATTTTACTTGAAACAACAAGTAAATTGTATAAATATACTTACATATACAAAATAACTAAGGAGTATGATGTGAAAATAAAAATTCTAGAAATTTTAGAAAAACGTAAGAATAAAAATCAAGGACTAAAGGGGTTGTTTCAAAAACATGATATTTTACTTTACCAAAAAATAATTTCAATGTTTTCAGATACTAATAATTTTTCAGAAATAGTTTATAGGATCTTAAATGATATAACAACTATACCCCTTTGTAAGGGATGTGAAATTAACAAGGTAAAGAAATTTATTAATTTTTCCATTGGTTATGCTGAATATTGTTCAAAAAAATGTACTGCAAATAGTAAGAATGTAAAAGAGAAAATAAAAGAGACTATAATTGAAAAATATGGGATCGAAAAAGAAGGAATTAAAAAGAGAAGGAAAGACACTTTAAAAAAGAAATATGGTGTTACGAACCCCGGTCAGTTGGGTAGGGCTAGAAAAACAATAATGACTAATTGGTATAATACACTTTCCAATACACGTCTAGGAAACACCATACCACTATTTGACTTAGAAGAATACTTAAAACATGGTAGTGTCTATTTTGATTATGAATTTAAATGTAATAAGTGTAATACTGAATTTGAATCATATTTTACAAATGGTCATATTCCTTCATGCCCTTCATGTAATCCACAAAATTTAACGAAATCGAAAATGGAATGTGAATTAATATTAGAAATACGAAAATTTTATAAAGGAAAAATACTGAGATCTAATCGTTCTCTACTTAAGAAATTAGAATTAGATATATATTTACCTGATGAAAATATTGCTATAGAAATGAATGGTCTTTACTGGCATTCAGATGTTTATAAAGAGAGAAAATACCATATTGAAAAAACAAAAAAATGCTTAAAGCATAGTGTTCAACTAATTCATATTTTTGAAGATGAATGGAATCAAAAACAAGAAATAGTTATATCAAGAATAAAACACATATTAAATAAATCTAAACGTGTATATGCACGAAAATGTATTATAAAAAAATTAGATAACACTACTAGTAATATCTTTCTTGACAAATATCATATACAGGGAGCTTGTGCGGCTTCTAAAAGATATGGATTATTTTATGAAGAAAAATTAGTATCTATAATGACTTTTTCTAAATCTAGATATAATAAAAAATATGAATGGGAACTTATACGTTTTGCCTCAACTATATCAGTTGTTGGAGGTGCCTCAAAACTCCTATCTCATTTTAAACGAGAGATAGATCCTAAATCAATAATTTCATATGCAGATATAAGATGGTCAAAGGGTAATCTGTATGAAAAAATTGGATTTACCTTTTCACATCAAACACCACCTAATTATTTTTACGTTAAACGAAATAAAAGGTTTTCACGCTTAAAATTTCAAAAACATAAATTAAGTGGATTATTACCTATATATGATAAGAATATATCAGAATATGAAAACATGAAGAACAACTCATTTAATAGAATTTGGGATTGTGGAAATTATGTATATATATGGAATAAAAAAGAGGGGTAGAAAACCTACCCCTCTTAAATTTATTTATTAATTACAGAACTTCATCAAAACTAGTTTCAGTGCTTGTAGCAATGAAATCAGCAAGAATAAATTCTGCTGTTCTAACTGGTTTCAGTGCAATTGCGATACGAAGTTCGTTATCATCAATTACTTGAGAAGTATTGTTTGTTTCATCACAAACGATGCGATAATCATACAATCCACCTTGAGCCTTAACATTCTGGAATAATGGTTCTACACCAGCTACTAATCTAGAGCGAGTGAATTCATTATTCGGTTCATATACAAAGTATCTAGAGATACTGTAGACTGATCTTTCAAGACGTAAGAATAATCTACGTACATTAACTCGGTCAAACGCACTAGGCTTAACTTGAGAAGTCTTTTGACCTTCAAGAACAAATCCATCCAAAGGATAGAGCTTAGCATAGTTGAATGACTTAAGGTACAATTGTTCAGCTTCTTTAAGTCTTGGATTGAAGGATAGGTCATTAATACCATTAATGATACCTCTATTAAGACCCGCAGGAGCATCCCAGATATTACCGATTTGATCGTTACGAACATAGATACCAGCTGCTTTCAATGATGGAGGTAACCATACATTATTACCAGAATCTGTATCCAGTACTCTCACCCAGTTTGCATAAATGGCAACATAGCTGCTGTTTATACCTGTAAGATACTTCAAACGATTTCCAATTGTATTGGAGAATGTGTTTGTTGGTGCTGTTTTACGAAGGTATTTTTGTTCACCTTCTAGAACTAGATTTCTAGGTAAATCAACAACTGCCATACAATCCTTACGGATATTTTTACAGAAGTTATCAAATTCACTAACAACGGCTCTCCAGTAGTATACGTCATCACTGGAATCAATTGTATCCCAAGACGATGCTGTATTTTCTTCAGCTGGAGTGAAATATTCACCACTTGCATCTGTACAATACTGAGCAATAGTCGAAAGACCACCATCTACAACAATATCAATTTGGGTTTCATCTTTATTAGCAACCTTTTCGAATACTGTTTTTACATTATTAACAACATCACGACCCTTAATAACGGAACTAGATTCAGCAGTTGTAAAGGAGGTTAATTTAATATCCTGCCCTTTAGCGTATAAAGAATCCATTGAAGTAATATATGTAATAGGCATAGTTGATGGAGTTGTTGCATACCATGTAATATATGAAGAGTTATTATTGATCATATCACCAATATAAACTGAGCGACCTGTTGAACTATCGGTTGCGTCAGATTTAATTGATCCATTATGTGCTTCAACAATAACAACGTCCAAGTTGCCTTCAGCATTTGGATTTGAACTTGTTCTTGAAACAACAACAGAGACCCAGTTTGCATATTCATTTGATACCTGCGCACCTTCTTCAGTGAAGTCCACAGTTGGGAAGTATTTCATCATTGTTTCAGAAACAGAACTTCCACTATATATCGCTGAAAGGTTTTCGTTAAATGTAGAGTTAGATAATTCACCTTGGGCTACTTTTGCAGTTGTTGCATTAATAAGAGCCATAATATCTGAATCTGGGGTAGTACTTGTAATTGCACGTTGAACTAACATACCATGAATAGGATCACATATTGTTACAAAGACACCCTCATCATTAGAAGGACCAGTTCTTTTATTCTTACGTTCATTTACAATAATAAATTCTGAAGTTACACCACTAATACTACCAGCAGCAACACCACCAGCAGCAAGTGTATCATAATCAGCATTAAGTACATTAGCAGCAGCACCTACAGAAATTTCATAGTAACCAGAAATTGTAGTGGATGCACTGAGTGGACCAGCTGGATTTACGATAGCCCCAGAAATTTCTGGAAGTTCCGCACTTAATTCTATTAATGTTTTAATAGCTCCATTATTAGCTAAGTCTACAGGTAAATACTTGTAGTAAGTATCCATAGTATTACTATAAGGTAGTTTTGTTGCAAGAAGAGTACCGTTTTCATTGATAATATCCTTACAAGTATGACTAAAGTAACGTTCGGCCTCATTAGTTGGAGTACCGAAGTTGGCTTCAAAATCTGATATGGATACAATGTTCACTGGTTCATATGCTTCACCACGATTTGCATAACCCATAGCTAGTACAGATGTTCCGGCTGGGGAAGGTGTTCTAGTACTCTTATCAAGTTCTCGAACTTCTACTCCCGGCGCATTAATTGATCTAATAGGACTCGCCATATTTTATTCTCCTAATTTAAAAATACGTATAAAATCATTCGTTTACTTTATTTATAAAAAAAGGCCCAAAACTTGGATCAATGATTTAAATAAAATTTCCCAATACATATAAATATAAGAAAATAGGTTTATAATATGGCAATACATCCCGGTACTGTGAATACTAGAAATGAATTAAGATACCTCCAACGAAATGAAATGGCTCCTGTACAGCAACTTCAAAGAAACTATTACAGAGAATTGATTCATTCCTATGGTGTAGATGCTATTTATTTCCGACACGATGTAGATGCGTTCAATACTGATAAAGAACTATCTGCTAAAAACTTTGATTTCATCTTTGGTGAACAATCCGCAATGACCTATTGGCTATCCGCACCTATTGTTGTTTATATGTCATCTCAGGGTGATACTCTCTTAATGAATAAAATGGGGTGGGAAACAAATGGGGATATGGATACATATGTCCTTATTGACGATTTTACTGAAGGATTTAGAGACATAATCGGAACGTCAACTAGTGCAAGCTTCTCAAGTTCTCTCTCTTCAGCGGTAACAAGTGGATCTGCAAGCTTCTCAACTGATTTAGTAAATTCAGATATTAGTGGATATACAACAGGTCAAACTTTATATTCAACCAGTGGATCAGTTAGTACAGAGTATACTACATCCTTTATTAGATACCCGGTACTCTATAGTGATTACATGTACCTTTCCGAAGCATATACAGAAAGAGTAGTAAGTGGAAATATTACTACTACATTAAGCGGAACTTTAGATTCAACATTGAATGGTACACTGAATGGTATAACATCAGGCAATTTAGATTATTATACAGAAGAGTCAAGAGATTTTGCTGGACCGAATTGGAAGATAGCCCCTAAAGTGGGGGATTTCTTTAGATTAGATTTCCATGATAATAACCACGAAGAATATGAGATAACAAGTCTCATAGATAGAAACCTACAAACTGAGGGATTGAACCCTCTCTTAGACAAATATGTCTGGCATATGACATGTGAAAGACGTGATCCTTCCTACGAAGAAGTTATTGGTGATCCAGACAGTGTTATACCTAGTCTCTCAGGTATCGGTAGAGCCGAAGAAGAATTCACACCTGATAAATTCTACTCAAATGAGGGAATTGAAGAAACATCGAACGATGAAGTCTTTGATTATAGTAAAAGTCCTATTGATGACTTCGATCCAGCAGGTAGTGATAAGATCTACGGTTGGTATGATATAGAATAAAAAATCCTCTTAAAATTAATTAAGAGGATTTAAAATAATTTAGCTTTATTTAGCTTTACTTATTCCCAGACTTTACTTTCTTCATTTGAATACCATATCTTGCAAGAACTCTTGCAAAAGCATTCTGTTTTTCGTCCATTTCTTCTGGTTCTGGACCTTCCTCGTCTGGATCTGCATCGTCGCCTTCTTCATCAAGAAGTTTAGCGATTTCTGTTTGACAAGATTCTAGATCTTTCTTAGGTGCAGCTTTCAAAAATGCCTTTACGTCAGCAAGCTTGATTTTTGGTTCATCGTCTTTTGGTTCTTTTTCATCTGCTTCTGGAGCATCTACTTCAGGAGCATCATCATCTTTCTTTGCTTCTTCGAGCTTTGCTAAAAATTTAGACATTCTAAAATTCCTTTTATGTTCCGTTTACTTTTGCTACTTGAAGTTGCATGCCTTTAAATTCAAAGACAACAAGCTTCGAGTTTTTTGCTTTTAAAACTGCTCCCATTGCTTCAAGACCAATTTTAATATTTTCATATTCTTTATCCGTAAATGGTTTAATTTGATGGACATAGTCAGTATTTTTTACTGTCATAGTATCCATAAAATTGTTATAAGGGGAACTGATTGCTCCATTCGGTTTGTTCGACTCACTCATAATACTACTCCTTATTGTTTTAAGTATTTATTAATTTCGTAATAAATTATTACCTTTTAGTGAATTTTTTCTTTAAGATGTCCAAATATATTTTAGCCATCTCTTGATCATTACCCTTCTTTGCGGTTTTGAGAATATCTTCTACGGAAAGACCCCAACTACCGGGAATAGGCTTTGTGAAATCCACTTGCCATGTTTTACCTGCACCGATAAATATGAATTGCTTATCACTTTTATCTAAAAAAGCAATAGCACCTACTTCAGGTTTAAGCCATACATATGAATCAGGCTCTTCAATCATTATAGCACTTCCAAGCTCTTTTCGAATTACTTCAAAATCCACACCATCTTCTTCTTCCATTATAGTGTAATATGCCTGTAAAAATGCCATTATTCTGAGCTTTGTGTTGAATTATAAGAAATCATCATCTTCTTAAGCTTTTCATCGACTTCTTTCTTATTTAGTTTTGTTCCATCAATCTTCAATCCACCGAAGAACTTATCAAATTCATTCTTGGATTTCATAACTTTAATGTTAGGATTTAATCCATCAATAGAACTAAGATTCTTATTATATGATACATCCAAAGCTGTTTTGATCTTTGGCATACCCTTTAAGCTGGCAACATCACAATTTGCTGCATTAATGGTATCGTGTCTACTTTTACCTGCACCACCTAAATTTTTCAAGCTTGGATTGTGGGATACATCTAATACACCTGTGTTTGGTACACCAGCAAGTGAAGTGAGATTGTTGTTATTTAAAACGAGTTTATTTACATAAGCGATGTCACTTAATTCCGAAGGAATTTTAGTTAATCCCATGCCATGTAAATCCAATGGACGTTGAACAACTCTTTTATTACCCTTAGCTGTAACCATGAATGATACAGTCTTACCATTTGGACCCTTAATTGAGCGTTCTTGTCCAGCTACAGCTTCTTCCATATATTCTTCAAATGCGTCATTAAATTTCATCGTAATTTTCCTGTTTATTAAATTTAGCCATAGTATCTTCATACCTTTTATTGAATATCTTAAGTTGTGTATATTCTTCTTCAAGCTTAAGCATTCTTTTTAACGTACCGTTTACTAGACTATAATATTTATCGCTTCCTACTTCAACATCTTCATATTCATCCTTAACAAGTTCTTCTGCTCGTTCCCAAAGCTGTTCTACCTTAGCTACACTTTCACCTGTTTTTTTCGCATATGATTTCACTATGTTTGAAGGCATCTTCTTTCTCCTTATCTATTAACATTGGTACTAATTATTTCTTTTCTTATATTTATTAAAACCTCTAGATAAAATTAAATATGAGGCAAGTATTGAAAAAAGTATCAGAAATTTTATATATTTAGTAGAGAATACAAAAAGAGGAAATACATATGGAATTCGACAAAATGTTAAAAGAGTTGATGCCAGAAGAGCCTGAAGTACCTGTACCAGAAGGTGAACTTGCACCAGAAGGGGAGCCAGCACCAGAAGGCGAACCTGCTCCTGAAGGAGAACCTGTTGAAGGGGAGCTTGCACCAGAAGGGGAGCCAGCACCAGAAGGCGAACCTAAAACGGACTAAATTTAACCTCCAACAAAAAACCCCCTCTTCTATTTAGAGGGGGTTTATTTTTTGACCAATGCTTAATAGTATTTATAGAAACTGGTTTAGTTTTTATAGAATATCACCTACACTTCCATAAGGTTTTCGAAGGATTTCTTCTAGATCTTCAAACCATAGATTGCCGGGAGCAATTGAATAAGTTGTTAACCACTTGAAGTATACTTGTTTGTGATCAGCGACTCTTATTGTACACCATTCATTATCACGTCTAATATCGATGTAAATAGAGCCTGTTGAAGCTATTCGTGTCTCGTATCTTTTCCAGCCCACGCTTTCGGCTAGAATGAGTATTTCATTCATTACTTTTTTCATTCTTGGAGCGAATAGCGGGAATCGAACCCGCATCTTCAGCTTGGCAAGCTGAGGTAATGCCATTATACCATATTCGCAATAAGGGCTTTTCACTACCCTTTTTAGACTCTAAGCCCTTATGTGATCAAAATATCACGTTTTAGTGAGCCTTGGGCTAAACATTGGTAGCTGGGACGGGAATCGAACCCGTAACCTTCCGCTTATGAAACGGGTGCTCTCCCAATTGAGCTACCCAGCTATCTAAATCATTTACTCTTTTCTTTACTTTTCAAGTAATAATAAGTCCCGTTTATGTCAGTACCTGT